CCCATTTAATAAATAAATTGATTTGCGATAGCTGCCGATTTCATAGTCCAAGGGCTAGATTACGTGGACATTTAATTACAATAAGCAATTTAAACTGTTCCGGATGCATTTAAGGGAGCTACCATTGGTATTATTCTAACTGAAGAGGTAGTTAACACGAACGTATTAGTTATGGTATTTCCGTATAAAGGACCTGCTATAAATGTCGGAGCTGAGGACGTTCCATTTACTGGTGAAAAATCGTTCCCGTTTCTAACCTATATAAAGGATTAAAGGCCTATACGATCATGTGCGATCAGTAATTAGACATTACCGCTGACATTAGAGTTTATATCTATTACTAGAGTCCCTCCCCCCACAGCTGTGTAAATATTCTCTGATCTTGGAGCTCTAATCTTCCATTTTTCGGGGCATAAATAGCTTGCTATGAAGTCTATATTTAATCCGTCAAACTCGTATTAACCTCCTTTTGCGGGCGCATTCACTCCTTTAGTACCTTAAAAAGGGTCTATCTACATCTTCTTATCTTCTTCCTCCTTAGGAGTTATCTTATTTCAGAGTCATGAGGCTATTTTAGGTCCATGCTCTACTATAAGTGGTAGTGCATTAGCTATAAATGCTGGAAGGGCATCTAAATTTGCTGCTACCATGTCATACATTTAAGTTACGGCAGGTTCACTATCTAGGCGAGGTTCTAGCTATAGCATTGCTTTCTTTCCTAACGCTGCTAAAAGGAACTGTTTTTTATGCTTTATTCTCATTTTGAGTAATTGTTCTATTTCATTTTTACCTTATTCTTTAGCTTCTTAATATGTAGGTTCTCGACCTACTGTATTCTTCAATACTGCTTTCAATTCCTGCAGAGTGGATTAAAACGTCTTCCAAGGAACTTAGGCTGCTTTTTGACGTTTTCTCTTTTCTATATTTTTTAATTATTTTGGTGTTTTTTCTTCCATTCTTGATGATATTTAAGGACGGTGTTGTTTCCGCTTATGGCAAAACGTCCTCAGCGGAACAACCTAAAGGCATAACCTCTACACCTTAGACTAAATCATTTGTACGTAGATCACCTGTATATATTTTGTTCTATGAACGCATTAAAGCTTAGTAATAATCATACAAATCAGAGTTATCAGTCTAATTGTGTAAATCTTTATACCATTATCCTCAATGTGGTTTAATCACACCAGGTATAGATGGCAAATTATCTCTCTGCTTCATAATATGGGCTTAAATAGGACCAACTTATTATCCCCGTAATTATTCTGTAATAGCATGATTATAATACGGGATATCTTCTTTTTTCACCTTAGTAAAGGTATAGGATCCGGAAGTCGCAAATCGGAAATCATTTCGCTTAAAGAGTATAGTATCTGTAAATATAACTCCATGTTTTGATAAAAACTCAAAATAGTGAGGATGCGAAGACAATTTTTTAATTTTATATCCTAACTAATTGAGTATTTAAACCCTTTAATAGACCAAGTTTTACGCTTGAGTAGACTTGAACATCACATCGTCCCCAGCGTGAAAAGAAACATAATCCCGTTATAGTGCAAAGTGAGTGATGGCTTACATGAGTAATGTATTTCCAAACGTAGTTTAAGTTGGGTGACCAGACAAAATCATATCAGAGACTACTCCTACAACGAATGGTTGTTTCGGCTTAGTATTTTAGTAAAAGGATTTAAACTTAAAAGCTTTCTTTTAAAGAAAAGTTTTCAAATACGGTTGTATTCATACTGGGATCCCCATTTCAATATAATATTCATCTAAGTACCACTAAGTTATAGGGTCGTGTAAACATCCCCTAAAAAACTAAGTGATCTAAGAATCATGATTGGAGCCGTCCCAATAATAATTACGGCCGTAATTATTAAACTTCAAAATTTCTTGTTTAATCTAATCAGTATTCATATTAATAAGGGCGTGGGTATTTCCTAATTTTAATTGAGGTAATTATTAGATTAGATTAAAATTCAAACAACCGATATATAATTTAACGTAATCCGGAGGGTTCCAGACTACTCGGCCTTTCACATCACTACCATATATAAGTTCTTCTTTTTTCAGAAAGGCTTAAAAATAATGAATTAAGAAAGCTGGGTTTTATGTTTCTTTCTAGATATTTTAGTAATATTTTC